ACGCTCCTTGTGTTGCTACTTTTGGGCCTTGTCCACCCTCTACAACAGGAGGTTGTGGGGCCATTTGTTGTGCTTCCATTTCAGCCTGCTTGTGCATCTTAAAATGCAGAAGAACATTCTTATAACCTAACGGATTTTCTTCTTTAGCCAGTTGCCCAGCCTCACTAATAAGCCAGGCACGACAAATCTCACCCTGTATTTGGTTATTATCAACATCGGGGTCTATCTCCACTGATGGAATTTCAATTTCTTGTGGTGGCATTTCCTGTGGTGGTCCTAGTTGCACACCAGTTTCAGGGTCAATATTAGGAATTACCTCGCCAGGTATGAAGTCAGGAATTGGCTCACTTTGTACAAGTATATCAATCTCTTCATACTGCTTTAGTCTATCAGCCTCACCAGGTATTACGAATTGGTCTAGACCCACAGCCGCTTTAACAAAGGGTAAATTCTCAGGACTAGTAAGAGCTTCCATCATTTGAGGAACTTGAAGTTCCATAATTTGCATGATAGTGTCTTTCATTCCAGCCCATGTCTGTGGTAATTGTTCGTTAGCCTCTAATTCCACAGAACCAATCTTACCTTGTAATTCTGCCTTACGTATAAAGACATTGATATATTTGCCAGTTTCATTCGTAGTAACAAACCTCTGGTCTTCTTCGATAGTCTTAATATATGCAGGAATAACCTTACCAAATATTGTCTTCCACCACACTGTGAACATTGTCCAGGGAGTCTGTAGTCTCTGACGTGCCTGCGCCCGTGACATTGAGTATTCAGCAGCAGTGTTAGAACCTGTCTTCATAGATGCGCCAGCTAGACTGGGTAATGCACCTACACTAACGCGACCTAACTCCTGTATCTTTTCAGCAAATGGTAGCGTCTCTCTACTTAGAGTTGCAGTCTTAATCTCATGGAAAGCGTCAGACATACCCTTACCAGGAGCAGGTTTAGCCGAATAGATAGTCCCTGGTGTAGCTTCTGTCTGTCCATACTGATTAAAGTTTAGTACAGCTGGGTCCGCGAATGTTTGGGGAATGCCATGTTCAATAGTTTGTAGTGTAAGGCTAACAAGCTCATTGGTAATATCTTGTATAGACGTGAGTAATAAGCCAAGCGGGTCATGGTGAAGATAATCTGAAAGCGGATTACGAGTAAGCGTCCAGTGATCATCTAAGTCTTCTCCATACGCTTCACAGAATTCTTCATTAGCAAGTACTACCTTCACACCATCAGGGTACATCTTCTTCAGTCTCTTACAATCTTCATCATCCTTAATGATATTAAAGGATTCAGGTCTCAGCCAACACTGACGCTTAGTAACTGTATTGATTGGATATTCACCATAATACTGTGGATTCAATCTACCCCAACGTTCATAGGGGTCATAAAGACCGCCAGAATCATAGCCTACTTTAGATGCCCAATCCTTAATATCCTTAACATGGTCATACTCTTCCATGATTTGTACATAATTTATTTCATGGGAGTAGAAGAGATATGGGCACTGCTTCTGATTCATTGCATATACAGGGACCTTTACATAGAGCCCACCATGTGCTTCAATAATTTGCCTACTCTTTGGCTCCTGAGTAATGCCAACTAAACGTGTTGCAATATTCTTAGTTGGTGCCATGTTAGGGTCAATTGGCTCCCCACACTCAGGACACTGCATTTCCGTCTCAGGGTCATATTCATCAGATTGCTCAAAGAGTTCATTAATCTCCTCATTACATTCGGGACAAAGATAATCCTCTAACTCTACTTCCTCATACTCTTTCTTCTCATACGTGCCAAACTTCTTATCTGTTGCAGTGTAATTATATCCAGCTACTAATCCTTCAGTGCAGTAAATCCAAAGCGCATGAAGCCAGATTAGTGATTGGTCATTATGCTTACCTACTAGCTCAGCAATCCTGTTTCCCCCCTTAGCAGTAGTAAGGTCCATCGGATTGTCAGCGTCATCAGGAGCGCATTTGATAGGAGGTATAGTAACAGATAGAGCGGCAATGATTGTTTCGAGATAGGCACGGAAAATATTAACAGGTTTATCATAATAATCATTGTGATAGTCAGTATCAACTTGGTAATCATCCCAAATTCTCCAATCATGTGCAATTTCTGACCACCATACTCTTTGGAAGCCATCCCAATAGAGTTTCATGCGTCTCCACATACGAATCTGTCTATCACGAACTGCTCTATCTTCCTGGTCAAAGTGATCCACTACAGACTTGAGTAAAGCCTGTACTTCTTCATCAGGAAGTTCTGGTTTCTTACCCATTCTTTTTAGACCACTTACTTCTTTTCTTCTTAGAAGTTTTAGATACAAATTCTTTAGCTACTGCTTCAGATGGTCCACCCCACTTAGGTTTCATACCATGAGCAATACCAGCCATTAGCTTGTACTGAGCAGGAGATTTAGCGGGCATTAGTAGTGTGGATTCCCTGACTTCTTGCTCTCTTTCATCTTACCAAGGATACCGCCCTTTTTCTCCCCAGCCATCCCACGTCTCTCCTTAGCACCATCCTTACTCTTTTTCTTACCAAAGATTTTATGCAACCATCCATTTGAAGGTCCGCCTGCCATTAGAATCTCCCTATACTACCTAGCCTATTTATACTACCTAACATTGGATATCGTTTCATTATTTCCTGCCAAAAATCCGGTGATGGACTACCAAGACTTTGATTACCAAAAGAATTCATTGCAGGCTGCCCCGGAGATAGCGGAATATTAGGATGTTGCATACCAGGCATAACTGATGGCCCACCAAAATTAGGCATACCAGGATGTCTCATTTGTTCACTTCCCTGTATACCTCCTTGGCGCTCTGGGGAAACTTTACCGGTAGCAGCTCCCATACTTCTATTCTTAGCAAAAGTACTTGCAGCGTCAGTGACGCTCCCTAAGCCCCCCAAACTTCCAACCCTACCAGCTTTACCCATTAGAAACTCCTAGTTCCTCTTCTAGAGCTGAGATTTCTTTCTTCTTCTCTTCAGTCAGCTCAGAAGTCTTTACTTGCTGTTCTTCCAACAATCTAGCATGTTCCCTCTTATCCTTTACTTCTAATTTTTGTTGCTGGATATTCCAAGGAACATGTTTGGGTAATATAGGTTGAGGCATATTCTCATTAGTTTCAACTACAGGCATAGTAGGATGGAGAATATGATTAGTAAACTCTCTGAGTTTGGCCTGTTCAATACCAATCTGAACCTTAAGAGTGTCACAAGTAGGACAAGCCTGTGCGCGCTCTCTTTCCAGACGAAGCTGTTCCTTGAGAACTTCACACGTTGGACATTCACTGTTAAATATTCTAGCCCAGAAGCTCATTATCTCCTACCTCTATGATATCTACTCACTGAAGTAACCTTACCTTGATTCTGTAATTGCCCTGAATTTCTATAGAATGCAGTCCAGTCACCTGTGTTCCTCAAGTGATTGTCTAATCTCTCCTGTTGCTGCACTCTAGTAAATTCATCTGCCGATTCCTCAAAGTATCTTTCTACGGAATCAACAACATATCGTATTCCATCATATGGGTCGTCACCTTCAAACTGTGCAACATCCTCAACTCTTATTTTGTCATAGACACAGGCTTTAATAGCGTTGACAAGCTCACATGGCTCTTTGTGTTTATCATCCTCATTACAATCCCTAAATATTTGTAATTTAGGTATATTTGTCTCTTCCTCAGCCGGATTGAAACTGTCCAGATAGCTCTTGTACTCATTTAATCCTCTATTCCTCAATATTGAACGTGCATGCTCATCATCATATTCCTGCGGTTCCTGAGTGAATACATGCTTGGGCTTCCACCTTAGATACTCGTGGAGTAGAATCTTTCCTGCCACCCTGCTTCCAGGGGAATTATTAGTGAGTTCCACGGGAAAATCAAGGGCATCACAGAGTTGCTGCTGTATAGTTTGTTCTTGTCCCCTACTATCCCCTGCTGATTGACAGATTTTAACAACTCTTGGCTTTTCTCTTTCGATATAGTATTTTACATAGGGTGCCCACTCTTCAATCTTATACCTCTTCTCACCTTTAGAATTCCAAGTTTGCTCTCTGTATAGATAGATACGTTTATCTGGGGAAACAGCTACATGGCCTATCCATGTCATAGCTGCATAACCCCAATCCCCTACTATTAGACGCGGCCACCATTCTGGTATCTCAAATCTATCTACTACATGTAGTGCATTTTCAGGTTCATCCCAATATCTCTTATCTCTAAACTCATCAAAAACTGAACCCTCATATGCATCCCACTTGCCATATTTCTTTGCCTGTTTTTCAGCTTCAGGTAATTCTTCTAATTGTTGTCTATATTCTTCTGTAACATGAGGATTGTCATCAACTGTTGCTGGAATGAAAATCCTCTCAACACCTGACTTTCCCCTAACTCTTACTCCGCCTTCAGGACAGGGGTCAATAAATCTTTTCCTTACCCATACATGTCCTGTATTACCAGGATTACTCGCGCTCCTTGTAATAGCTGGTAATCCACTAGCTATACTACTCCTGTTTCTCTCAATAGTAATATAAAGATATTGCCATTCTAAGAATGAAGTAAGCTCATCGAATGCAACATAATTTGGCTGCATCGAATCGTAGTTGTGTATGTCATCTTCATTTTCACAATGCCCAAAAAAGAATAAAGCTCCCGCACCCTGTGGACTCTTAGAATGATTTAGACCAAAATCTGGGAAAGTCCATACCTTATCATTCTGATTGTATACACCTCCAACTGCTCTAAAGATTTTTCGCGACCTAGGAATAACTTCATTCTTTAACTCTGGAAATGTCCTTCTTAGGAACAGCCCCTTAAAGTCTGGATTCTCATGGAATCTGTGAATGATAGGATAGAATAGTAAAACATCTGTCTTACCAGCTCCAAGTGCTCCTGCATAGAAACCTTCTTTGATACTATACGGTAAACTTAAGAAAGCACTCTGTTTAGGAGTTGGCTTCCAAAACTTATCCATCTTCCCTTAATCTTTCTATTACTCGGCCTAATACTTCAGAGTTACGGTCAAATGCTTTACTATTCCTTTCAAAGATTTTAGATATTTCCTTATCTCTTCCATTCATATGCTTGAGAAAAGCTATAACTACAATTACTACACCGATAGTCTGACCTAGAGATGCTAGGATTTCAGGAGTAAACATCAATTACACTCTTGGCTTAGCTGCTGCATTAATACCAAGAACACCAAGGGCCATCATAATACCTTGCATTGAAGGCTGCCACATCCAACTAAGAAACTCTTCTATCGTTCCAGGAGGAGTTTGGTATACCATTAATCCAGTCACGACTGAAAGAGTAAATGTCCCGAATGCCTGTAGACCCAGCGAAAGATAAGGATGCATAATACACCTACATGCTCAGAATATCAATAGTTACGGCAACAGAATCTGCATCATTCGCGATTACACGGGCAAACTTTGCCACTATATCAGTTACAATGATAAATCCTCCTACCGTCTCTGTGGTAGTCATTGATGAGCCAATAT